TGGAAACAGACTCTACCCCTCTGTATCAAACAAACTCAAAGACGCACCGTATATCCGACGCGAGATTCAACGCAGGAAATATAAGATCGGCCGTCAATGGAAGTACCACCAATACACAATAGACAATATCACTCATAAGCTCGCAAAACTCCAAGTAATGCGACGCAAACATATTCCAGAACAGTATCTACTAGCATCAGTACAACAACGCAAAGACTTACTGATGGGGTTAATAGATGCAAAAGGAGTTGTGAATCTCAAAGGCCAAATCGCTATTGGAAGTGTTAGCAAACAGATGGTCTACGATATTAGCCAACTGTTATCTAGCCTTGGCATCAAGCCGCATATTTATAAGATGCGAGAGAAACATCCAGATAAAGACTATGGAGATTATTGGAGAATAATGTTCTATGCGCCGGGATTAACTACTATCCCACGAAAGTTGGCGCGTATGAAACAACACAAGAAAATGGGAAGATATATAAAGATTCAAAAACTCCATATTACTGGTGACGTGCAATGTATTAAGGTTGATAGAGAAGATGGTTTGTTTCTCGCAGGGACAGAATATATCTGTACACATAATACAAAGAGCGAGTTTGCAAGCTACTTATTACCGGCTTGGTTTCTCGGGAAGTATCCTGAGAAGAAAGTAATCCAATGTTCAAATACGGCTGAACTCGCTGTTGGGTTTGGAAGGAAGGTTAGAAACCTTGTAGACAGTGATCTGTACACCAAGGTCTTTCCAGACGTGAAGTTGAGACAGGATTCAAAAGCCGCAGGTAGATGGTCTACGAATAGAAACGGTGAGTATTTTGCTATTGGTGTTGGGGGCACGGTGACTGGTAAAGGTGCGGATCTGTTGATCATCGACGATCCACACTCCGAGCAGGAAGCAGCTCTTGCGGCTCATGATCCCAAGGTCTACGACAAGGTGTATGAGTGGTACACCTCGGGTCCACGACAGCGATTACAGCCTGGCGGCGCAATAATCGTGGTCATGACCAGATGGGGAAAACGGGATCTCGTAGGGCAGGTTTTGAAAGCCGCCGCACAGCGTGGTGGTGAAGACTGGGAGGTGGTTGAGTTCCCCGCAATCCTTCCATCCGGCAAGCCTGTATGGCCTGAGTTCTGGAGCCTAAAGGAGTTAGAAGCTCTAAGGGAGGAGCTGCCTAATGGTAAGTGGCAAGCTCAGTACCAGCAGAACCCGGTAGCTGAAGAAGCGGCCGTCATCAAACGCGAGTGGTGGAAGCGGTGGGAGGAAGAGGATCCTCCGGACTGTGAGTTTGTGCTTCAAGCGTGGGATACGGCGTTTGAGAAGAACCAGCGGGCTGACTATTCGGCCTGTACGACCTGGGGCGTGTTCTATAGGAATGATGAGCACGGTGAACCGCAGGCAAACATCATCTTGTTGAACGCCATACGTGATCGAGTGGAGTTCCCGGACCTAAAGAAACTGGTGCTTCAACAGTACAAAGAATGGGATCCGGACTCGGTGGTGATTGAAAAACGGGCGTCTGGTGGTCCGTTGATCTATGAGCTGCGGGCCATGAACGTGATGGTTCAAGAGTTTACGCCCGTAAAGGGGAACGATAAGATAACTCGCCTGAACGCCGTTTCAGACATCTTTGCTTCGGGTCGCGTGTGGGCACCAAACACCTCGTGGGCCGAAGAGGTGGTTGATGAAGTGGCGGGCTTTCCCAACTCGGAACACGATGACTACGTGGATACCGTCTCGTTGGCTCTCATGCGGTTTCGTCGAGGAGGTTACATCCGTACCGCACTTGACGAAGAAGATGAGCCGTCCTACTACCGTAGACGCCCAGCGTTCTACTAAGGAACAAACATGATCGACAAGTCCTTTTATCAAGCACCCCAGGGCACAATTGACTTGGAGGAGCCTGATGTTGAGATCGTTATTGAAGAGCCGGAATCAGTAGCCATCCGATCAGGGGATGTTGAGCTTCTCATTGAAAAGATGGATCCGGACTTCGGTGCGAATCTGGTTGAACTGATGGACCCCCAAGAACTCTCCCATTTGGCCGGAGAGTTGATTGGCGAGTTCGAGATGGATCTTTCGTCTCGCAAAGACTGGATTCAAACGTATGTAGACGGTCTTGAGCTTCTTGGCATGAAGATCGAGGACCGGACTGAGCCGTGGCCGGGTGCCTGTGGTGTGTATCACCCTCTTTTGGCTGAGACGCTAGTCAAGTTCCAGTCAGAAACCATCATGGAGACCTTTCCTGCCCAGGGTCCAGTCAAGACACAAATCATTGGTAAAGAGACGCCCGAGAAGAAAGATGCTGCGATTCGTGTCAAGGACGATATGAACTATCGCTTGACCGATGAGATGACCGAGTACAGGCCCGAACATGAGCGAATGCTGTGGGGTTTGGGCTTGGCGGGTAACGCTTTTAAGAAGGTCTACTACGATCCGAACCTTGAACGCCCGGTGGCTACGTTTGTACCGGCTGAAGACATGGTGGTCCCGTATGGCGCATCAAGTTTGATGACTGCGGAGCGTGTAACCCATGTCATGCGGAAGACCAAGAACGAAATCGTGCGTCTTCAGGCCGCAGGGTTTTACGTTGACGCCGAACTTGGCGAGCCAGTAGCGACCTTTGACGAGGTTGAGAAGAAGATTGCTGAGAAGATGGGGTTCCAAGCCACCTCAGATGACCGGTTCAAGCTGCTTGAGATGCACGTTAACCTTGATCTTCCGGGTTTTGAGGACATGGAAGACGGGGAAGAGACGGGAATTGCTCTGCCTTACGTGGTCACGATTGAGAAAAACACGCAAACCGTGCTGGCCATCCGCAGAAACTGGAACCCAGACGACCCGCTGAAGCTCAAACGGAACCATTTTGTTCACTATGGCTACGTTCCGGGCTTTGGTTTCTACCACTTTGGCCTTATTCACTTAATCGGAGCGTTTGCCAAGTCTGGAACCTCTCTGATCCGGCAGCTTGTAGACGCTGGAACCCTCTCGAACCTCCCTGGTGGCTTCAAAACCCGTGGCTTGAGGGTCAAAGGTGACGATACGCCCATCTCTCCGGCCGAATGGAGGGATGTAGATGTCGCCTCCGGGACGATTAAAGACAACATCCTGCCGCTTCCGTACAAAGAACCCAGTCAGGTTTTGGCAGGATTGCTCGACAAGATCATTGATGAGGGCAGGAGGTTTGCATCTGCGGCTGATCTGAAGGTTGCAGACATGTCCTCCCAGAGTCCGGTGGGTACCACCCTGGCGATTCTGGAGAGAACGCTCAAGATCATGTCGGCCATCCAGGCTCGGATTCATTACTCGATGAAACAGGAGTTCAAGCTCCTGAAGACCATCATTCGGGACTACACCCCGGAGGAGTATGACTACGAGCCGGTGGAAGGCACCCGTCGGGCCAAGAAGGGCGACTACGATCAGGTCGATGTCATCCCGGTGTCTGATCCCAACGCCGCAACAATGTCGCAGAAGGTGGTGCAGTACCAGGCTGTGCTTCAGCTTGCACAATCGGCACCTCAGTTGTACGACCTCGCCCAGCTTCATCGGCAGATGTTGGATGTACTGGGTATCAAGAATGCGTCCAAGCTGGTGAAACTTGAAGACGATGAGAGGCCGACGGATCCGATTACTGAGAACATGAACATGCTTAGGATGAAGCCGCTCAAGGCGTTTTCATTCCAAGACCAAGATGCCCATATTGCAGCGCACCAAGCGTTCTTGCAGGATCCGAAGACTGCCCAGATGATCGGCCAGAATCCTTTGGCCAATCAGATGATGGCGGCTATGCAGGCGCATATTGCAGAGCACTATGCCTTCGCATACCGCAACATGATTGAGCAGCAGGTAGGTGGTCCGTTGCTTCAGACGGGTGAGGATGAGCCTCTGCCTCCCGACATGGAGAACGCGGTGGCACGGATGGTTGCCCAAGCGGCCCAGCAGCTTACCCAGAAGCACATGGCCGAAGCCCAACAGCAGCAGGCCCAACAACAAGCCCAAGACCCGATCATTCAGATGCAACAGCAGGAACTCCAGCTCAAAGCGCAGGAGATCCAGCGTAAGGCCCAGAAGGATCAGGTGGATGCTCAACTTAGGTTGCAGCAACAACAGATTGAACAACAGCGCATTGCCTCACAGGAAAGGCAGGCGGTCGCAGCAATGCAGTCCCGAGAGGAGATCGAGGGGCTCAAGATTGGCATCGACATTGCCAAAAGCACCGAAGCCAGACCGGCCGAGGGCACAACCAAGGAGCGTAGATGAGCAAAGACCTTCTTCTGTATCTCTCAAAAAAGATACAAGAAGAGATGAATCAGATTGAAAACGATCTACCGATGGGCACGGCAAAGGACATTAGCGACTACAAGTACGCTTGTGGCGTTTACCGTGGCTTGATGGTAGCCAACAACATCTTGGCCGAAACCGCAGACCGGTGGGAGAGCATAGATGAGTGAACTTCTGATCGGCGCAGACCCCGATAATCCAGAAGCAGCTACGGTGTTACCAGACACCGCAGAACGCAAAGCGAAACAGTTGCCCGACCCATCTGGCTACCGGATCCTTTGTGCGATTCCTGAGATTGAAGATGTCTTTGATAGCGGGATTGTTAAAGCAGACATCACGATGCAACACGAGGAGTTACTCACCACGGTGTTGTTTGTGATCAAGCTCGGCCCAGACTGCTACAAAGACGAGAAGCGTTTTCCAAGTGGTCCTTGGTGCAAGGAAGGCGACTTTGTTCTAGTTCGTCCACACGCGGGCACTCGGCTCAAGATTCACGGCCGAGAGTTCCGGATCATCAACGACGATTCTGTCGAGGGAGTGGTAGAAGATCCTCGCGGCATCAGTCGCAAGTAAGGAGAGATCATGAACGATCCCAAACAAATCCCAGAGATTGATGTTGAGCTGGAAGAAACCCAGGTTGAGGTTGAAGACGATACTCCTCCAGAAGATCGTGGTCGGGAGCCTTTGCCTGGTGAGATTGTTAAAGAGCTAGAACAGGACGACCTTGAGGACTACTCGGAAAAGGTCAAGATTCGTCTGAAGCAGATGA